GTGGTAAAGGAGGAGAAATGGTAATTATTGATCCGATGGATATTGCTAAGTTTTGTTTTGGATTTGGTGCTGGTAGTTTTTTTGTTTTGTTTTTACTTATTATATCTGATTTAACATGACATCATTCCTAGAAAAATTATTTAGAGAGAAGAGGAGAGCATGAAATATAGAAAAAAACCAATAGTGATTGACGCATTTAAGTGGACAGGAGATATGTGGCAAGAAGAAGATCCATTGTGGATAGTAAAAGCAATAAAAAAGGGAATAGTTAAAATTATTAATAAAAAGATGATTATTAAAACTCTTGAAGGAGAAATGAAAGCTAATCTTGGAGATTGGATTATTAAAGGAATAAATAAAGAAATTTATCCTTGTAAACCAGATATATTTGAAAGACTTATTAGAAAAACTAGCTGAATTAGAACATAAACAATGGATAAGTTGGAGTAAGTATATTGCTGACCAATTAATTTATAAACGAATTAAGCCAGAAGATTTATTAACTAAATGGCATAAAAACTGGAAGCCATATTCTAAACTTTCAGAAGAGGAAAAAGAAAAAGATAGAGTGTGGGCAAGGAAGGTTTTAGAAATATTAGATTAAAAATTAACAGGCTAACGTCTGAAATAATAGAATGTGCGAATAAGAAAGGAGGAATATGAAGCATTATTTAGTTTTAGAAGATTGGGGTGAAGCGAAGAAGGGATCTATTGTTTCTGAGATTGATGATGAAACAATACTTTTGGGCCGTTCTAGGTTTCACAAAGAATCAGCTTTAGATTGGAAAATAATTAAGGAAGTAAAAATTAAGATAATAGAATGAAAGGAAGATCATGAATAAATTATTGCTACTAGGACAATCATTGCTTTATTCTTTAATTGGAGTAATAGGTTTTTTATTTGTATTAAGGATAGCAACATGGATTGTTTTTATTATTTTTCCAGAGATGAGTATTTAAATGAATTTTCCAGAACAAAATCAAGAATACCAAATAGTGATGATGTTTTTACTGGCACTGGTTATGTGCTTTATAGTGGCATATTTTTTAAGAAATAGAGGATGGTAAAATGAAACAAAGAATCACAAGTAAGCAGTTGGGTGAGTTAAGTGAGAAGGGGATGAAGGGGTTGAGGAAGTGGTGGAAGCCTAGAACTGGAGATTGGTGGTCAAGAAGGCTGGTTGATGTTACTGATATGAGAACAGGCAAGATGGGTGACGGGATTTTTAGAAATGAATACTTGCTAGATGAGGTAAGTGATGATTATGGTTATATTAAAGACGATGAAAATAGAAAATATTTACCCCTTCTCTCCATCGGTCAGATGATTGAGTTTTTGGGAGAAGAAATAGTTATAACTAAGGAGGAAAAAGAGAAATGGTCAGTTACAACTAATTATGACTTTTGGGAACAGAGTGGTTGGAATTGGAAAGAGAACGAAGAACTTTGTAATTCACTCTGGGAAGCAACTAAGGAAAAGTTGGAGAAATAACATGGGAAGACCACCAAAATATCAGAATAGAATTAATGGAGGGCTTTATAAAGGCTCTTATGTCAGCGATAAGTACAAGTATTGCCAGCTTTGTGGTAATCAAGTGCCGCCAGAAACATTAAAACATATTGACGACCCAAATGGAAAACTAGATAAAGGAGTTATGGCTTGTCCAAAATGCTATAATAAAGAAGATGAAGTTTGAATTTCCATTACCACCAACATTAAATCAATGCTACAGAATTCAATACAAGAAGAGGGCTGCAAAAGACTGGGAGCATGAGGCCGGTCAGATAGTAGTGGTCAACAGGAGAGGGAAATCAACATTAACTTGTGACCTTGAAGTATTCGTAACCATGTACCTGAAGCGTGATAGGGACATTGACAGTTCACTGAAATTGTTGCTTGATGTCTTTGAAGAAATGGGAGTCTATAAGAACGATAAACAAATCAAGGCAATTCATGTTTATAAGGAGAAAGGGGAGCCTATGTTAGAGGTTAGCATAGACGAAATGGAATGAGATGATTGAATTTCTAACAGTATCACTAATATTCTTCTTTCTAGGACGATACAGTCTTTCACCGACTGATGTTGAAAAGGTTAAGAAATTTGTCAAGAGTTTTAAGAAAGACAGAGTGGGGCCAGTCAGGAGACCCACCGCCGAACAACTGAGAAAGAGGGGAACAATAGCTGAAGAGACCGATGAGGCAATGAGTGAAACATTAGGAAAGATTGTTGATGACACACCCAATATGTCCTAACTGTCATAAGAACAAAACAACCAAACATCCAATGTATGGACTAATGGATTGTAAGGAATGTGCCAACAATTATAGTAGAGGCACAGGACGTTACCCTGAATTCTTTAATCAGAATATGGGCGACAGGATAAGGGAAGATAGAGAGAAGCACGCAATAGACATAATTCAACCCTGGAGAGGCGGGCAAGCAAGTAAGGAATTTATAAAAGCATATCCACATGAAGCTAAGAAAATGTTTACTGAAAAGGAAAGAAAAGCGGCCAAGAATGTGTGGCGAGACTTGAAGGGATTGAGGAGGTATCAATGAATTTAATAGATAAAATTGGTTTTTTATTAATGAAAATTCCTAGTTTTTGGTGGAAACTCTGTAGGCGTGAATATTTTTATAGTATTAGGAAAATGAGAAGAGACGAAAAAGATATAGTTTATTTTGATAAGGTATTTGAAAGAAGAGGAAAGAGAATTAAGTGAAACTATTTACAATAAAATCTCCAAGTGGACAATATTGGCAAGCAATAGATGATATGAACTCTACTGAATCTTGGGGTGAAGGCTACTTTGTATGGGATGACAGAGAAGAAGCTGTTGAATGTTTGGAATATCATATAAAACATTATCCAAGCGGAGGTTATAGAAATTGGAAAATTGTTAATCTTTAATAGAGAGAGTAAAGAAAAATGAAGTTCACTAAACGGCAGATAATGAGAGCCTTTAATAAACTTTTAAAGTATGGTGTTAAGTATGGGTCAAGATGTAAGTTTAGATATTGGTTTAATTACTACTTGGATAGAGAGAAATATGAAAACAAAAAAGCGTGAGATATCAATAAGAGCTAGAAAATATATTAAGAATAAAGTTAGTGGAATGAGTGATTATCAAGCAGCAATAAAAGCTGGATATAAAAAAGGGACTGCTATAGCAGCCAAACAAAACATTGAAAAACCTAGAGTTAAAGAAGAGCTTTATGATTTAATGGACAAAAAGGGATTAACGAATGATAAGCTTTTGGATGTAACAAGTGAAGGATTAGAAGCTCAAAAAATACATGGTACTGGTGATAACTTTGTTGAAATAGCAGATTATGCGGTTAGACATAAATATTTGGAAACAGCTTTGAGGTTAAAGGGACATGGTACGCATGATAAAATAGTTAACGTAGATGCCAGACAACAACAAAATATCATCATCATCCCACAAGTTATCAAAGAGAATATTGTGGCAACCACATCCAAAACAAAAGAAAGCGCTGGAGAGACCGGAGCTTGAAATACTTTATGGTGGTGCTAGGGGAGGCGGTAAGACTGACGCTGGTATTGTTTGGTTACTTCATAAAATAAAAAATCCTAGACTCCGGGCTTTAATTATTCGCAGAAACTCAGATGACCTTCGTGACTGGGTTGATAGAGCCAATCAATTATATTCAACACAGGGCGCTATTAAATCCGGTAATCCTCCAGAATTCAGATGGCCTGGTGGTGCAATATTTAGAACTGGTCATTTAAAGGATGATCAAGCCTACACTAAGTATCAGGGCCACGAGTACCAGAGAATGTTGATTGAAGAACTTACTCAAATACCGACTGAAGAAAGTTATCTTAGACTATTGGCTTCATGTCGTTCAACCGTACCAACAATAAAACCACAGGTGTTTTTAACTACTAATCCTGGCAATATAGGCCATGCTTGGGTTAAGGAGCGATTTATTGATCCATCTCCAGAGAGTACACCATTTAAGGATAAAACAAGTGGCAGAACTAGAATATTTATTAAATCAACTATTGACGATAACCCAACACTAACCGAAGCAGACCCAGACTATGCCAAATCATTAGATGCCCTTAAGGATACTAACCCAGAATTATATAGAGCGTGGAGACATGGAGACTGGGACATATTTACTGGTCAAGTATTTAAGGAGTTTAGAAGAGACCGCCACGTAATTGACAGAATAGTTCCAAGACAGGATATGCCACACTTTCTGTGGATGGACTGGGGCTACACAGCGCCATTCGCAGCCTATGCCAGTGCCTTGATTAAGATGAAAGACAACAGTACTGGCACCGTATTCAATAGAGTTGTTACCTACCATGAGTGGTACGGTATTGAGAAGATTCCGGATGAGTGGGCTAGTATCATTTATAAGTCAGCGCCAAGAAAGATGACAAGAGCATTGGTTGACCCATCCATGTTGAATACTCAGACTGATGGTTCAATAGCTATTGGCGATTTGATGATTAGAAAGTGGCGTGAGTTAAACAAAGGGAAACTATGGCTTCCAATGAAACGTGGTAATAACAAAAGAAATTCACAGGTAGCCACTATTAAGAACTGGCTGAGTACAGCTCCTGACGGTATGCCTCACTGGTTGATTACTGGTAACTGTGTTAATTTGATAAGAACACTACCAATGCTGGTTTATGATGAACACAAGGTTGAGGAGATAGACACAGACCAAGAGGATCATGGGGCTGATAGTTGCAGTTATGGATTAAAGGACATTAAGTTTATAGGCCAAGTTGGCTCATTTGGCAAGGGCGGAGCAACCGCACAAATGAAAAGGTGGAGGCCATTACCAAGATTTAAGGGCAAGAAACCACTGGACTTGGACGCATTTGCTAACATTAAAAGGCAGAAGGGTGACTGGCGGTCAGTGTGATATAATGGCGGCAATGCCACAAACTACTTCACGATACCAGAAGAAGTATAAGATTAGCCACACTTATGTTTCAATATGGATAGAAGAAAACCCCTCAAAAATACTTCCTATAATGTACTATTGTTCAAAGTGTAGGTGTCCAATATTTCAATACATTGGTAATCTGGTAACTGAAATACCGGGGGGTTCACCATCCAGAGTGCCACTAATCAAGCAATGTCCTAACAAAGGTTGTGGCCGCAAGTACTATGTTAATGCAATTGTAAAATCATGATTGTTATGTTAGAATTTATTTAATTGGGAGATATAACCCCCGCTTTAATAGCGGGTGTTTTTATAACTATGAGTGAAGATAATTCATTAGAACGTAAACCAGACAGCCTTACTTCAATGGCTGACCCTCTAAAGCTAGAATTGGATGATGCTGATTTGGTAAAGGTTGTAGACCAGAGAAAGAATGACTCCAAGTCTTACTTTAATAAGACTCTTAAGCTAACAACCAGAAGAACTAGAAACTACAAATACTTGTTGGGTGAGCAAATCAATGTTGACGACCTCAAGTACTACAATGCCCGTTATGTTGACAATTTGATTTGGGAGGCGGAAGGGACTATTAAGCCAATCGCTATGTCAAGATTGCCAGACCTTCTAGTGAAGCCCGGAAACGAGAGCGATGAGAGTAAAAAGACTGCGGAGGATTTAACTTCAGTTGTTAACAGTGACATTAGAAAGCGTGAGAACCGAAGAGTTTTAAGTTTAGCCTTCAAGCATAATCCAGTCTTCTTGGTTGGTGTCCTGAAAGCGATGTGGGATCCACAAATGGGTGATGACGGTGATTACCGCTTCAAAGTAGTGCATCCTAACAACATCACAATGGATCATACTAGCTCAACCAATAATGAGCGCGACATGGACTTCATAGCAGAAGACACTGAGTTGTCAGCTAAAGAAATAACAATGCGGTTTCAAAAGAAGAAAGATGAGTTTTTAAAGGAAGCAGGGTTGGAAGACCCATCTAGTCGGACTGAGGAAAAGATGGCATCTAAGTATAAGATTTGTGAGATTTGGTTCACATGGTGGAAGGACAGCGAAGATCCCGACACTGGTGAAATGAAGTGGGAGAGAATTGAGGGAGTGGTATGGAAATACAAAAATCTAGTATTAGGTAAGATGAAGAACCCATACTGGGACTGGCAAGGTAAGAAAAGACTATTTAGGTATGAAATGGGGAAGAAGAAACAACTGACTGATGATGAGATGAGAGCGGCCGTATTTGGTGAGGTTGAAGGCGTAGAAAGTGAAATGTTTTACTTCAATCATTTCAAAGACCCAGCCAAGCCCTATTACTTCATGGGATATGAGCAAATGGGTGAACACCCGATGGATGTAACCAGCAGGATTGAACAAGTCCTATTAATGCAGGATAATCACAACAAAAGGGGCAGACAAATTACTGAGATGAATGACAGAGCCAAAGGCAAACACGTATTCAGTACCGAGTCAGGTTTAGATAAGGAAGATGTAGAAAATATTGATATGGCAAATCCTGATGAGGACATTGTTGTGGCCGGTGAGGTTAATAAGGTTCACACATTTATACCAGGAACTCCAGCACCAGCCCAATTATACCAAGAACAGGCAATAGGTAGAGAACATGTGTTTGCTAAGATGAGTGTTCATAGAACAACAAGAGGAGAGATTAATCCTGGTAAACCAGGTATTTCAGATCAGATTGCAAGAGAGGGAGATTTTGGTAAGATTGATGACTTGGTTGAAGAGACAATTAACCCAGCCGCTGAGTGGATGAGTAACTGGGCAATGCAGTTCATTAAAATGTTCTACACTAAATCGCACATGAGGAAACTTCTAGGTAGGGACGGGGAACTGACATTTGCTAAGATCAACAGAGATATGATTGAGGATGGAATGGAAGTAGTAGTTTCAGCCAGTGGGGTTGATAAAGCAGAGCGCAAGCGTGAGGCATTTGAAAGAGCAAGACTAAAGTTGACTGATCCATTGACATTCTTCATTGATACAGATGCCAGTGATCCAGTGGGTAGAACTGAGAAGTTGATGACATTTCTATTGGCTCCCGAACTGTATGTGCAAGAGTTTGTACTGAAAAGAGACGCTGAAGGAATGGGTGAGGCACTAAATGCGGAAGGTGTGGTTGAAGAACAGCAGCCCCCTCAGCAAGTGCCACAAGCACAGCCAGCAGCTATGCCCCCGCAGGGTGGGGGACAAGTACAGTTGATGAGTCCAGCCCAGCAGGTTGTTCAGGGAGTTGGTGGTGGAAATTCATCATTGACAAATAGATCGTAATTTTATAATATTTAGTTGTGGATAAATTAGAGAACAAGCCCTTTTGGGTGTGGCCAGTCCACAATTGTTCTTTAAACTGGCCAAACCTAAGAGGGTTTTTTTATGGTAAAAGTACAATTAATATCAGAACTGACTATTACTTACTTGATAAAATGCACTTAATTGAAAAAGTAACTATTGATGATAATGAAACAACAGATTTTGCAATTATATTAAGGCTTGATAAAGTTCCTAAAAAAC